ATAGAATAAGAACTAGAACCATCAAAGGTAATATTATCTAGTACCTCTATGTTTGATATTTTATCTAATCCTCTGCCAAGATAAGCCATTACTCTCCACCCCCATTATCTATTACTGTATTTCCTTCTGCTATCCATTCTTGAATAGCGATATAGTCTGTGTTTGCTTCGTCTAGTGGTACATTTGAAATTTTACCATTTGAAAATGTAACTCTGTAGTTTTCAAACTTTCCATCAACATAATTTTTTTCTATTGTATTAATCATAATTATAACTCCGCATCTGCTTCATATTGAAATGCTAAACCGTCTCCTACACCATTAGCAACACCTGTTAAATAACCAATTCCACTTTCAGATACTCTTGCAACACTACAAGCATCATCTGCGGCATGAGTACCTGCTGTTGTTCCTGTATCTGAATTAGCACCACTTGTTCCTGTTAAAGAATATGTTGTAACTGTTGGTGTTGCTCTCATTCTTACAGAAAATCTATGATTAACAGGTACATTTGAAAAATTCTCTAACCTATCTCCAAATATAGCATTTTCATCTGTTGGTGCAAAACTACCCCAGTTAGCAACTCCTTGTGATGTAGTGTAGTATCTTAAACACCTATTGTGTACAATATCAAAAGGCAAGAACTCAAAATCAGATGCACTTCCACTTTCAAGCTGAACCCCAGTTATCAGCCATTCGTTAGCTGTGTTATCTGCAAGGTTGACTTGACCTACTACTCTGTTTGCAGATGTAAAACTATTCCAACTTGTATTTAAAGTTCCAGATGTATAATTACTTCCTGCACCTAACCAAAAATAAACTCTTAAACTATCTGCATTATCATTATCAAAACCATTAGAGGTATCAGCAGGAATATTTATAGTTTTCTTTTCCCAAGTATTAGCTGAATTGATTGTATAAGATTTTGAAACTGATGTTGAATTGTCAATATTAATTATTTCACAAATATAAGTACCAGTTTTATTTGTTTTTACCCAAAAGGATAAAGTTAATTGTTGTGCATTAGATGTTCCAAATTTTAAATATTGTAAATTTTGACCTTCAATAGCTTGTTGAAAAAACATAACATCACTAGCAGATGGAGAAGCATCTGCAGTAGTACAATCTAACTTTAAAGATTTTGCAAAACCTTGACCAGTTGGAACATCAGTTGATTGCGTTTGTGTCCAAGTTCCTAAACTACTAATAGAAGTTTTCCATCTATCAACTGTATAATATCCACTTGCAGTAATACTAGCTTGTGAAGTTCCTCTTTGTGCTATGCTCATATCACCATTGATGATGAGGTTTCTGAACTTAACATTGTCTTGAAATCCAGCACTTGGTATTTTTGATATTGCCATTATTCTATATCTCCTGTGTGTGCTTCTTTAAATTCTTCTGTATAATCAAATGTTCCATCTTCTTTTTTAACCATGTCAGCAAATACATTGTCTGACACTTGTTCCCAACCATCTACAGGCTGATAAGATATTACTTTGACTACATTGTTTTCTATTAATGCGTATTTCATTATGCTGTTCTCCATATTAAAACATTAGCAAATACACCTGTTAATCCATCAGTTCTATTAAGACCAAGACCATTACTGCTTTTTGCTACTTGAGTAGAATGGTGTAATTCAATTTCTTTTTGAGCAGTTATTGTAAATCTACCATATAAAAATGAGTGATTTACGTCACCACCTGTATTTGCTGTGCTATAAGTATGAAGACCAATTATTATATTTGAACTATCTGTATAATTGTATAAAAAAATTCTATGTCTTCCACAAAAAAATGCAGGTGCTTGTGCATCTATATAATAAGTTCCTGCAGGTAATGTTATTCGATTTGATGATAAACTAGCACCTGTTATTTCATTAGTAATAATTGTATTTAAAGTTCTAACTTGATTTCCTGCAATACAATCACCACCATTAGCACTTGCTTTCTCATCTCTTACATGAAGTAGTTGTGAAGCAAAAGGATTAGCTAACGCACTTTGCTTACTTGGTGTAACAGCACCATCTACTAATTGACTTGTTCCAACACTAGCGTTTGGTGGATTAACAGTTTGAACAGCTTTACCTAAAAACACACAGTACATATCATCTGAAGATGATGTAGCTTCTGTTAGTGTTAATGTAGTACCACTTGCAGAATATGCAGTTCCAGCTTCTTGACGAACGAAGTTAATAAATAAAGCCAATTCATTTTCGTTGGCTACAGGGTGGTCTAAAGAATATGATGTGGTCGCAGTTACTGTAAAGTCTTGTTTAGCAAAACTTGTGTAAGCTAAAGCTGGTGCGTTGCCCAAATATCCCATTACGATACATCTGTTAAAAGTTGTAAGTGAACATCAGCATTACCACTAGCACTATCGCTTTGTGCCTGAATCTTATCACTTGTTTGTAAAACTATTTTAGGAAGTTCGATAGATGAGCCTGTAGGTAATGGAACATTCTCAAATATAAATTTTCCAGCAGTTGCTGAGTTATCATATTTTTTTAAACTAACTAAAATAGAAGTTGTTGTTGTATTTGAAATAGTACCAGCAATAACAAGTGATTTATTAGTTGCAGTATAAACATCAGTTAGAGTTGCGTCTGTTAAACTTATTTGTGCATCATTAAAATTATTAGCCATATTTTATCCTTTTATCCTAAAGCGATTGCAAATGGAATAGCACTTGGGTCAGTTTCTGTTATAGAAACACCACTAGGAAGTGTTATTGCGTTGGTTGATGTATTTACTGAAAATAATGTTAAATCATCTGTACCATCAAATAATTTCATGGCTATGGTATTAGTTGCAGAATTATCTAGCCAAATCGTACCAGCTACTGCTGAACTTGGTCTTGAAGCACCTAAGTGGCCTGTGTTTAATGCGTCTAAGCTACTGTTTAAAGTAGTTCTAAAAGTTGCGAATGTTTGGTTATCAACTGCTATCTGTGTTACTTGTGACATATTTTATCCTGTTCCTCTTGCTTGAAAATCAAAAGTTCTGTCTATACTTGTACCAGAGGAATTAAAAAATTCAATAGTAAATCCTGTTGTACTTTTATTTGTAATTGTAAAGAAATCTCCTGTTGCCATGTTTTGACCACTAATTATAATTGCTGGATTTAATCTAAATGCACTTGAATATGTAATTGCTTTGCCCCCTGTTCCACTAGATATATCTGCACCTGATTCTATCTTTTCTTTTAAACTAGCTGTAACAGAAAGTGTATTAACTAGAGTTCTTGAATCTTGATCAGCAGAAGTAAATAATGCCTTAAATTTAAAATATCGACCTGAAAACTCTCCTGTTGTAAAATTTTGAAAAGCACTAAAAGTAACATTATCATCACTTGTTGCTATCTGTAATATTGTATTAGAATTTTGAACTGTTTTACCATCAAAAGGGTCTGGTGTTCCACTATCTATTAAAGTTGTACTATCTGGTCTTCCAGCGTCAATGTAATTAGCAACATCTTCTACAATTTGTAAAACATTAGATTCAAACTTAGCTTTAAATACTGCTGGTAATGTAATTGTGTTTGCAAATTCATAAGTACCTGAACTTGGAACAGATGTTGTAGATACACCTAATGTTCCTGTTGCAGTTAAACCAAGATGATTAGCTGAATTTTTTGTAACTACTTCTAGGTTTGTTTTAGTACCAGAAAATGCTGTGTGTTCGTTAATAGTTGTTTCTATCGTGTAATTAACTGTTTCTATATTTGAAACAATTAAAGTTTCAATAATTGATTGGTTGCCTCTTTTATCTTCTGCTTTAATTAAATAAGTACCTTTAGAAAAAGGAACAGTAACAGTTGTTGCTGGTCGTCCAATTTTATCTATTATATTTTTAGAATTAACCCATGTAGCTCCTGTGGTATTAGCATTATGTTTAATAACATAGTAAGATAAATCTAAATCAGTTACTGCGTCCCAACTTAATATTGCTTGATCGCCTACTACATTAATTGCAAAGTTTTGAACATTACTTGGTGGTGCAGATTGGCCAACTACTGTATGAGTTAGTGTTATATATTCTGATCTTACACCAGCTGTATTTACATATCTAACTCTTACATAATACAAAGTATCATCTTTAACATTTAAGACTTCAAATCTTGATTGTTTGCCTGAGCCTACTTCTGAATATAGTATGTTATCTTCTGAAATTTCTACTTCAAAATAATCAAAAAATGCGTCTGGTGGGTCTAATTCTACTCCACCACCCTCTCCACCTATAAATCCTAAAGATTGATCTAATGGAAATAAATCAATTAATAATTTAGTGATAATTACACCATCATTATATGCAACAATAGTATCTGATAAATTTATAAAATTAAATACAGTAGTTAAATCTATTGTTGTAAATGGGTCTGGTAATGTTGTTGTAGGTGTTGAACTAATTACAGATTTAGAAGTCCATGAATAATGAGAGGCTTGATACTCAACTAAATTTAAACTTACTGTATAATCTTCATTAAATGTTATTGATAATACTCTAAAGGCTTTATTAGAAAATCCTAAAGAACTATGTGTAATATTAACTAATTCTCCAACTAATAAATCATAAGCGTTAAAATCTACTGTTATTTGTAATACCAATGCCTCTCTTGATCTTCTTAATATAATTTCTGCCATTTCTTCTGCTTGATAAGGAGAAGTTAATGTAGGAAATTCAAAACGACCCTCTAATAAAATTCCGCCATCTTCTGTTTTCATTGTTGCGTGTTGATCTGCACTTGGTAATCCAGAATCATCAATAGGTGGATATTGAACTTGATCTACTTGGAAATTTCTTGCTGGATTAATATATGAAACAATAACTCTATTAAATTTAGAATTTTTATCTGGGCTTGATAATACATAGCCATCTAAAATATTATCTTCTGTTAAAGTTATTGAAGCTGACCCTGTTGTTTCAATAATTAATTTATATTTACCTTGAGAGTATGGTAAAAAGCCTCTGCAACCTTTAATAAGTTCTCTTAGATTATCAATTACTTTTCTTCCTGTATCTAATACACAGTTAGTATCAAATATATTAATATCACTACTACCTGAATATGGCGTAACTTGTGTTTCACAAACAACAGAAGCATCATAAATACTTTGTAAATCAATATCAGTAGTTGCTAAACCTTTTCCATATCTTGTATTTCTTAAATAGTCTAAAATACAAAATGCTGGATTTGTTGAATAAGATTCAGTTTGTTCAGCTAAATTAGAATCAAGCGTTACAATTTTTTTACCTTTAATTTTAACTTTGACTTGAGGAACACCACTAAATTTATTTTGATCCCACTTAAATCTAAAAGCTAAATAGCAAATACCTCTTAATCTATGATTAGAACCCCAACCAGACAAAGGAGTTAAAAGACTACTAGCAACTTGATTATCTTTACCCATAAAACATTGAACTCTAATATTAGAGCCATATTTCCCACCACTTGAGCTTCTTGTTGTTCCATGAGTTAAAGCACCTGACCAACTAACAAGTGTATCGTCAACATAAATTTGTTCTACAGAGTTTATTTCTCCCTCTGCTAAAACAAGAGCCATGTATAAATAATTATTTGAACTTCCTGAGCTTCTTAAAAAGACTCTTGTTCCACCAACCATTCTTTCTCCATAAACAACAGGAATAGATGCGTCATTAGATTGTTTATTGATTATGATACCTTGCTCATAATTATCCATAGCTGATGAGCCAAACGAACCTACACTACCTGTGCCACCAGCATCAAATGATGGAAAAGATGGTGTAACCCATGAAACAGCTTTTTGAACTACATTAACAGCAGTTTTAACAACTTTTTTAACAACATTAGTTACTGTTTTAACAGTTTTTTTTACAGTTCTAGTTATACTTCTTACTACACTACTCATTAATAACCTCTTTTACCAATTCTATAAAAATTCCAATTATTATCTGAACGAAGCCACATAAACTTTTTAAATTTTTGTCTTAACCAATATGCCATTTCTTTTCCTTTACCCAGAGATAACACATCATTAATCCAAACAATATTTCCAGAATTCCACATATAATTTGCAATTTCTTTTGTTTTTAAAAATTTATTTTCTGATGCCTTATCAAAAAAAGCCCAATTTGAAAAAGCAATTACTTTGTTGTTTTGTTTAAAAATTTTATATTGGTTTAAATTTATTGATGGTTCTATATGTTGTTGCAATTCTTCATATGTATAATTTTGATATTTACTAAAAGATTTATATAAATTAATTATTTCTTCCATTATTTCCTACCCCATTTAATATCTTGAACCATCTCTGAGGCATGATCAAAACCTACATCTGCACTAAAAAATCTTTGCTGTGATGTGTTGTTAGTTTTACGACCAGACTTTTTTTCAAAATCTGCCCAATGAGATACTACTTTTAGATTAACTAAACTTTGGTTTTTGTTTTCATTTATATCAAAACCATCTATTGTGCCTTTGTATAAGATTATTGGGTCAGCTATAACTTGATTAGAATTATTTAATATTCCTCTATAAATGGTAACGCTATCGTTAATTACATTTTCATTTAGAACTACAGCTATATAGGTTGTATCAACACCAGATAAGGTAATGTTAATTGTACCTTTTGTAACATCAGTTTGTTCATCAAAGCTAGATATATCTAAAATAAAATCACTAGCAGAATATGTAACTGATGAGCCAGATATTGAAGAAGTTAAAGGAAAAGAGCAATCAGTTATATTAACAGGAGTACTAAACCCAATATTAATAAGATGAACAGGCCTAATATCATTAGTCGCTAGTTGGTTCTTTACTGCTGTTGTTAGGCTTCTCGTCATATAGTTCGTAATTAGTTTGGGTTACACTTTCTGTACCTTTTAACATAGTATATTCAAATTTGCTATTGGGTTTCTTGTATTCTTTAAGATCATTAATACTAGCATCTATTTGATCTTCATTAACAATAATTTCAGCAATAAAATCAGCAGTTATCTTATGAGTAATTTTGTATTTTTTCATTAAAGTGCTTCTTCTACATCAATTTCAAATTGATATAAAGCATTTCCATCTTTATCTGCACCAACAAGTCCAAATTCTTGAATATTATTTGTCATATAAACTGTAAAAGGAACATTATCATAAGTTACAGCTTCATCATCTGCTAAACTTGATACTAAAGGTGGCTCAATAGTTACTGTTGCTGAATTAGAACTTGGTGTTACATCTGAAATTATCATATAGACTTTTGTTTGATTTGCAAATTTTATAAAATCTCCAGCTTTAAATACACCAGCTGTATTGTTTGCAAAGCCATTCATAAGAATAGTTGTATCTCCAGCAGAGTGTGAGCCATCTACTAATACAGTTCCTGTTTCACTTCCTCTTGCGTTAGAAACTTCTGGTGGAATGATCGTAAAGTTTTCTTTGTTTGATCTTTGTTTCATTATAAAAGCCATTAGTTCTCCATAAACATCTGATCTTTTTGCAGTTATTATTTGTGCAGTAAATCCAAATCTTTGACCATCAATTTGTCTTGATAATTTTTTACCACTATCAGTTATTGAAACTAATGTGTTTTGTGTACTTTTAATTCCTAAAGTAGAAAATTTTGCACTAGATATTGGAAACGCACCTGACATTAAATTACAGCCCCTCTACCTTGTTCATTTACAGCTTGATTAATTAATGCTGATATAGTTCCTCTTGATCTAAATAATAAATCTTCAAAGCCACTTGCATCAAGTGTGTTAATATTAAAATTAACTGTTGTACCATTGCCACCACCTGTGCCTCTAGCAGATTGTGTGATTTGTCCTGTTTGGTTTGGTACAAATAATTCAGCACCTTGTTCTCCAACCACGATTGGTTGGCCTTTTGATACTGCACCCCCTTTTGCAAATCCTAAGAAACCTAAACCTATATTTAATAAACTAGCACCTGTACTTGCACCACTAAAAGATGCTTGTTTTTTTTTCTCATTTGTAATTTTTTTTTCAATACCAAGTTTTACAGCTAATTGTCCAATCATAGTATTTTCCATAATAATTTGAACTGTCATTCTAGCTATTTGCTCAATCAATATTGCAAGTATTTTTACCAACACTTCTCCAGCTAATTTTTTAAAAGTGTCTTTTAAATTTTCTCCAAATACTAATGTTTTTGCTAAAGATTGTGACATCATAGTAATTCCATTATTAATGCCCTCTGCTATTGTTGTTTTTATATCTTTAAATTTATTTCTTATATTTTCTAATGATTCATTGTTTAAATTTTTTATTTTATCTTTTAAAGTTTCTATTTGTTGGGTTTGATTTCTAATTAAACCATTTTCTCTTGCTGTATTTTCTAATCTTTTTTCTAATTCTTTGTTTATTTGTTCATGGGTTTTTAAACCTTTATGTAATTCTTTTTGATTTTCAAATGCTTCGAACTTTCTAATATTAGCACTATGTTGAAGAACCTTTTGTCTTTCTTTAAGTATTTCTAATTCTTCTTTAGCTTTTTTTAATTTTTTATCTAGGTTAGGTGAATCAACATCTAATGTAAGTGATTTTTCTAATTCTAATTCATTTATTTTATTACTAATTGTATCAACTGCTAGATTTACTTCTTTAAGGTTATCTATATCAAAAATACCCATTCTAACTTTAGATTCCTTAATTAAATCTTGTACTTTATCAACAAACAAACTTACACTTGCTAATGCTACTAAACCTTTTTTACCAAATAAAAATGCACCTATAATTCCACTTGTTCTAATAAATGGTGGTAGTGCCATAAAACCATCTCCAATATTTTTTAAAATTTTACCAATATTTTCAAGTGTAGGAATTAAATCTTTACCAATTTGAACTACTTTAACCATTCCTTGTGCTAAATTTTTACCAACTGATATTGCTATTTTATCTAATTCTTTTGCATTATCTTCCAAAAATTTATCTAAACTTCCAAATTGTTTTTTAAGTTCTTCAAAGAAACCAGCTTCTAATAATACCTTTTTAAAATTAAATACTTTATCTCCTATCATTGATAAAGTTCCCTCAAATGTTTTTGCTAATTCATCTGTTGCATTTCCAAATCTTCCACCTTTACCAAATACTTTTTCAAATGCTTGTACTGTTTCTTCAATAGATACAGTTGCACCAGCTTTAAAGCCAAGCATATTTCTAACACCTTTTTCTCTGAATATATCTGCACTACCAATACCAGCACTAAACGATCTTTGTATTTGTTCTCCAGCTGTTCTAAAATCTAATCCTGTAACAGATGCAACATTACCTGTTATCTCTAACATTTTTTGTAAGTCATCTGCATTATCTGTTACTGTTGCAAGAATACCAGCACCAGCTTGTATTTCTTCTAATGAAAAAGGAACTTTAGATGCAAACTTAGTCATGTTCTCAAATGCTTTTGCACCCTCGTTTGTATCTTTTAATAAGAATTTTAATCTTGTTCTCAGATTTTCTAAACTTTTTCCTGTATTAACTAAATTTTTAATAACTAATCCAGCACCTATTCCAACAAAAGCACTTTGCAAACTAAATACAGAATTTTTTAATCTAGCTAAAGATTTTTGAACACCATTTAAAGCCTGTTTAGATTTATCTCGTGCTACTATATCTATATTTAGTCTTTGATTTGCCATTACTTAAATTTCCTTGCTTCTGCTAGTGATTGACTTGTTTTATACTGTTCTTGTTCTTTTTTCAAGTAAGCTAACCAAAGATTATAATGGCTAACAGGCATATCAAGAACTTGTTGAATTGTAAGATGTAATCGTTCTGCAATAACTAACAGCGACCTAACATCTGGGTCGCTATCTACTTTTTTTCTGCGTCCTCGTAATTAGTATCTAAAAGTATTTGATTGGCAATAGTTGAGATAACATTTGAATCTGCTTTTTTTCTTAATGCAAATTTATCTTCTGGGCTAAAGGCTTTAATCATTTCGCCTTTGTCATTTTTGACTTGCAATTTCATTATAAGCAAATCTACAAGAATAGTTAAATCTTGAAAGTTGTTAGACTTCTTAAAGATAATGTTTTTTTCTTCAAGGGTTAATGGCTCTGAATAGAATATACTCGGATTACCATGCTCGTCTTTCCACTCATTAACTTCAATAGTTATAGTTTTAAGAGTTTCAAAATGAGATTTAACTCTATCAATAACTGACATAAATTAATATTAGACAGTACCTATAGTTAAATCACCTGTTCCTTGAAAAGTAACAGTTCTTGAAACGATTGCGTCCATTGAGTTATTAACTGACATGCCTGTAACAATTCCTGTTCCTGTAAAACTTCTGTCGCCACTTGCATTACCCTCTGGTAATAAAACAAATGAGATTGAAGCACCAGCAACTAAAGTTGTTTGAGGTGAATCTGTTTCGTCAAAGTGCATTTCTAATGTTCCAGAGAATGAAGTTCGACCAGCAACAAATGATTTAGTAGCATCTGTTAAAGCTGTATCT